GACGGTGAAGCCAGCGGTGATCGGGCCGGTGTCCATCTGCAGGTCGGTGAGACCAGAGAAGCTTTTGAAGTTGCGCTCCGTCAGCTGGACGAAGTCGCGACCGTTGTCGGTGTGAATCCAGGTCGGAACCTTGATCCATTTGATGAAGGCGTAACCCGAAACATACGGGTCCTTCATATTACTGCCGTGGCTGACGTGACCGTTGAAGAACGACTCCCTGCCGGGATCGGTCACATGGTTCGTCAAGCCAGGCTCACGGATGAGAAATTCATTTGCCATGATTTATGCCTCTGCTGACTGATTAACGGTTCACGATGAAGTCGATGAAGATACGCTCGATCAGTCCCGTGAAGACCATCTCGACCTTGACGCGAGCAATCTTCTGCTGGCGGTCATAATCGGAAGCGTACACCGCGCCGGATATGTTTTTGCAAGTCCGGTTGGCCACCCACTTCTGCAGGTAGTTGTTCAGGTTGTAAGACATCGACTCGTGCGTGACCGCGTCGTTGAACTCGTCACGATACTCGTCCATCATCGCTTCGACGTCGCGCTTGATACGCATCAGGGCGCGGACGTTGTTGATGTTGGAGAGGGCGGAGTTCACCGTCTGAGCGGTCAGCTGAGTTCCGAAGTTGATACGCTTCGGATCTTTCTCGACATAATTGATCTGCTTCTTATACAAGGACTCTTTCCACATCTCATTCGGGAAGAAGTTGATCTCATCGAACCCAGAAATCACGCCACGGCGTGGACCGGAGAAGGACCACTGGACCCCGTACTGCTCGTCGATCGCGGGGATCTTCGAGGCGAGGAAGTAAGTCATCGTAACCTTGATGTTCTGGCCGGTGTACTGGTCGTACACGACAGCGTCCTGGCCGTAGATTGCGGTGCGGAAGTTCGACATACCGATGCTGTTGCTACGGAAGTCGATCGTCTGCTGTGGGGTAGCTTGGAAGCTGCAATCGAGGAAGGCCACACAATCCTGACGGATGGCGTCAGCGAACTGGCTCATGGCGTTCTTGACTGCGGGGGAAGTGTTACCGTCGAGCAGCACATCGAAGAGGTACTGTTTCTTGTCGAGGATGTCAACATCGATCTCAGCGTTGTACGCCTTGACTAGCAGGGAGTCTTCGCTGTAATCAGCAACTTGAACCCATTTAGAAGGATCGGCACCGGTTGGGTCGGCAGACTTGTCATAGATCGGACCCCACGTACCATCAGTGCCACCCAGCAAGTACTGAATATCGGCCATGTCAGGAGCACTAGCAACCGTCTTCCAGTTGTCTTGGAAGTCACTCGGGTTCGGAACAGCTACATTGTCGACCTTCGGAGTAGCGAACTTGACACCTTGATTGTGGTGAATAGCGGCGGCAGTGAAGACCGGGTTGGGCGTACCACGACCAGAGGAATACACCTGAACGCCACTGCGCTCGGTACCGAAGAAGATATCGATGTGGAGCGGATTCACGTCAGCGGTGCTGTTTACGAAGGCACGGATCTCTTCCATATGATCTTCATAATCGTTCGCAACGGTGGCGCGAACAAATTGGGAGTATTTGTTCAGTACGTTAGCAAAGAACAGGGACTCACGATTGCGGTCCTTGGCGGTCTTTTCGAAGGAAACCGTGAATGGGCCTTCAACGACGACATCAGCGCCAGTCATGTCCTTGATCGTCACTTCGAGGCCGTAGGTACGGAAATCATAAGTGGCGTCCAGACCGTCCTTCAAAGACAGGCGGACGCCCATCTTGTTGTAAGCCTTACCACGGCCCGTCGGCATAAAAACGGCAAGCGGGTAGACCTTGGTCGTGGAGGGAACATTATTGCCGGTGCCAAGGATCTTGGTCATGGACGATGTGTTCGCCATGTCCGGGGCGGTATTCAGCAACGTCTCGATCGCAGCAAGGCTGGAAGCAGACGTACCTTTAGCATTGGCAGAACCAACGTTGGATACCAGTGGTATAACTGTCTTGGATCCATTGACATTGTCAAGGCCAAAGGACAGCATGAGATTGGCGTACTCGGCGTCTTCCGGCAGAATGCGCAGGAAGTAGGCTTCGCCGCCAACGCTCAACCAGTTAAAGACGTTGTAGAGCGTCTGACCAGTTAGGGGCATGTTCGGCTCGCCGAAATAGAACGTGGCCTCTTCAACCGTTGTCAGACGGGTGAGCTTGTTGTCAGGCCCTTTGGTGGCCTTGCCGCATGCAAACAGGACCGTCGTGCCTTCCGCCGTCTGAAAGACGAAGGAGTTATCGATGATCCTCGAATGCACTGAAGGGTGCAAAAATTCAGGCATGGTTTCTTTCCTTAATGAGAAAGTGTGCTCGGCTTCCGAAGCCTTTACACAATTACAAAGGTTTGGGATAGCCCTCTAAGTAGTTGTTTGGTAATCTTGGTCAGTACTTTAGGATTTTCTCCACCGGAGAGGCGATCTGGTCTTTCTCCCCCCTACTCATGATCACTGCCGACTGCAAGGACTTGTTGATGTCCTCGAAAGAGATGGCGTTGAAGACGGAAGTCACGCGGGTAATCTCCTTGATTGAGATCAGCTTGAAGTCCCTTTTGTTGACACTCTTGTCCTTAAGGGCAAGGCGAAGGGGCTTCGTCTCGTCTTTGTTCCACCGCACCAGCTCAGACATGATAGCCTCGATGACGACTGGCTGCGACGCCACGCGGGTGTCGTTCATCTGGGCGTTCTTGGCGAAAAGGCCGATCAGGTCTTCAGGGTTCCGCACGTTGATCTTTGCGTTTATAAGGAAGTTCAAGAATTTGTTGACTGTATCCACCTTCTTGAAGTAGGACTTAGATTCGATGATGATGTCATCTGGCTCGAACACGATCTGAACATTTTCAGAGTCCTCCTGCATTGTGAAAGCGTTGATCTTCACGACAACGGGCAGGTTCACTTGATAGTCTTTGTATTTCGAGAAGGAGGCATCGTCTGACACTCGCATGACAAAAAATCCGAGGGTCTGAATGTCGGTGTCGATCACTTGCGCTAAACCGTCCTCGAACATTTGCTTTGCGATCATTACTTTGATGTATTTCTTCGCGGTTATGCGGTTATCGGACTGATCGATGAAGTTGTATTTCATTCTGTTCTCCAATAAGGCTAAAGAGCTGTTCCCACATGGCTGGAGCCATGTGGGAGTAACTTAGACGCTTTTAGCCTGCTCGTAGACTCTAGCTGCAAGGGTCGGGATCAGGCCCATTGCAACGGCGCTGCGGGTCAGCATGAAATTGAACTTTAGAAAGAAGGCAAGGCTCTTCGGGTTATCGTTCTCCATCGTGTAGAGGATGACAGCATTGAACATGCCGGTCAGCTTATTGCGGAACTCCTCGTTCTTGATGCGCTTCAGCATCGCCAGCAGCTCAGGGTACTTCAGCTGATCAATTTTGTTGCGGCGGAAGAGCGAGCGTGCTTTGTCATGCGGCACGAGATTCAACGAAAGTACGCGCTTCACCCCGGCAACATGCTGTACAACTACATCAGGGTTCTCGATCAAGTCGATGCTCCGCAGAATGCTCTCGCAGTACGCTTTTGTCGGGCCGTCAATACTTTCTGCTGAGAGAACTTCAGTGTATTTCTGCCGGATCCCCTTGAGGTACTCATCAATACTCTCAGCAAATTGATTGCGAGCTTCTTTAAGACCCTCGTCAATGTCTGTATCCAGCTTCGTTAGCAGTTCGTCGATCTTTGCGTCGTCTTGGGTCTGTGTAGCTTCCGTGATTTGTCCATTGTCAGTCATTTTAGTTCATTTCTCGCAGTTTGTCGATGAGTTCGTCTCGGACCTCGATCAAGAAATTGGTGTAGTCATCGTGCTCGGTCAACCCCTCGACGTAGCGGCTGTACGCCGTCGCCTGATCCATGTTTTCAAACATCACGTTGAGAAGTTCCATTTGATCGAAGTTCATCGGCAGGTGCTTGACGGCGTCGAGGAACTCCCCAGAGCCGAGTAGCTCTTCAACGATCTCTTGATAGAACGTGATCACGTTGTAATGCGCCTGATTCTTAAAACCAGGGAGCTCGTCACGCAGACGATTCAACATAAAGTCCTTCTTCGTTTCCTTCTTATATTGCTGGCTCAGGGTCTTGCGATCGTCGACAATTCGTCCAACAATAATGTCACGGATATTGGAACGACGATTGTAGTAGAAAAAGTAATATACAAACCGCAGATCAGCGGTTGAGTCAACGGTAAGCGCACTCATGTCGGCGATTCCGTCATAGTCCTTATTGAATTGCGTAAGGATCAGGGCCCAAACCTGCTTCTTCAACTCTTGCAAGCGCTCCTTATCTTCTTCATTGTCCGTAATGCTGATCGAGAAATGGATCTTCTCGAGGATGCCCTCCAGATAGTCGATCTCCTTCGGCTCCAGCTGGAGGTCCCTACGCGAGAGAAACTCGCGCAGCCCCTCATCTAGGAGGGCGTAGGATTCCTCCATGTACGCCTCGGGTTCGACCTCAGAGGGGTATATTGTGTTGGGTTCAATTATCATACCCTTGTTTCCGCATGGTTGAGAGAATACTGCTATTAATCTGGAGTTCGCGACCTTTGGTTTCTGGAGCCATCTTCTGCTTAGCGTACTTGACTATATCTATACCGCGCTCTCGAAGGTCTATGATTTCCTTGAGAGAAAGATTGTCTACTGCTTCAGGCACATGTTCGACCCGGTTTAGATCAGCGATACTCTTGATTTCGTCATGGATGGAACCGATGATGGTCTTAGCATTTTCTACAATGGTTTTGCGTCCAGAGCGTAGGAACAATGATATCGAATTTGCATAGGTGACAGCATAACGCACGAACAGGTATGAGAATACCACGTCATCATGGCATCCTTTCTCGTGTTCGACTTTGCCCTTCGAGTTATATACCAGCGTTCGGATCTCATCATACAACTCCTTAATCGAAAGTGCTTCCGCCTCGTCCTCGACGACCTGAAAGAGTAGGTCGATCATGGCGTCGCGGGATTCCTTCGTGGTGTCGATGCCATACTTGATGTTGTCCTTCTTGACGATGCGCTTGCTCTTATCCTTGTCCCGCAGTGGGTAGTCGTAGAAGATCTTATTAGGAATCTTCCGCACGAGCTGATCAATGACGGCTTTGCCATACGAGTTCCTTTCGATGATAAGAATCGCGTTTGGGAGCACATCGGTCACAAGTTGTAACAACACCGAGCAGTAATACGCTGTGTTGATTTTGTTATTTCGGAAGACAGCGCAGGGCTTGAGATCGATCGGATCGACGACGATAAAAGCCGAGGAGTCTTTTCCGGTGCCACCGGAGGTGTCGACACCTACGAGGTAACGCTTGTCGCGGATCAGCGGGCGATAGATCTTCAGGGCATACTTTTCTTGAATCTCGCCATCCACATCATCATCCTCACTCATGACAGTTAGAAATTTCTTCTCGATCGGCTCCTCGATCAGCATCGAGGAAATGTACTCCAGCTGCTCTTCAGAAAACACCGAATTATCGGTTGCCTTCGTCCACACGAGGTCCAATTCGCGGCGGATGACAAGCATGTCATTGGCAAGTGCGCGGCATTCTTTGATGTACCATTCCTTCGTCAGACCTAACTGCTGCCAAGTGAACTTGATGTACAGGAAGTCATTCTGCGAGTTAGCGGTAATGTATCGCTCTGCTTCGTCGCGGTCCATGTCATACATTTCCTCGGTGAACTCGCATGCATCGATAATCATCGAATGACAAAACTCGCCAGCTTCGGAATCAAGGTTGTTCCTTTATGTTCAGGAGAGGTCGTTAGGCTCTCCCCGGATAATGAATCCAGCTCGTACTTTCATACGATGAGCAGACTATATCACCAGCTCTTAGGCTGATCCCTATTTCCACCCACTTGGGTGTACTCTCTTTCGAGATAGTCGTTGAACTTTATTCATTAGAAGAAGAATTTATTCTCTTATACTCATTCTTATTCTTATTTTCACTGAGTATTTGCTAACTCAATGCTGATTTTGATCTAACGAATCTTAGATGCTGATTATCCAATCCTTCAACTTTTTAAACCGTCACGCTCATCCTTACGGATCACGTTGTGGTGTGGAGGCTCTAAGGAGTTCCCAGCAATTAAAGGATTTTGCTACATCGCTTTCACGATGAAGGCCCAGAATTTAGGCGTTGTAGTCATGATCTTGGAGAAGGGTTTGCCGTGCTGCTTGGCAATCTCAGCAATCTTGGACTGAGCTGGAGCAGCTGACTTGTAGACTATGTTATTGTACTTCAAGAACGCAATCTCGTCCCACCAGACAATCGGCATCGTTGAGCCACGACCCTGCTTGTCGGCAGCCTCACGGCTAGTCGGAGAACCAGAGGTCTTAATCGAGTTATTGCGTTGTACATTGACTATCGATTCAATATTATTTGTGTCAGAGAAATCAAAGATGGCTTCTCGGATATAATCAGGATGTAGACCACGGATGTCTTTAAAGCGTTTGAGGTTGTTCGTGGCATCACTGGTACTCTTGTTTGAAAAGAGCATCTGCGAGTTGGTAGTGCCAAAATCGTAAATCCATGACAGAACCGCTGCTACAGACATCGTTTTACCTTTTTGGCGAGGGAGCAGAAGGATTGGATTGAAATTATTTAGGATCGCCCAGATAGCAGCTAGGCTGCCTCGATGCAGTTCGAACTTGAGTGCCTGACCCGGCGCGGGGATTCGGACGACTTCTCGAAGGAAGTACCATGGGTTCTTAACGCATTCAGCAATGATACGGGCCTTTTGTTCTTTAGTAAGCCGTTTGCTGTATGGGTCGACCTTAGCAAGCGTCGGGTCATAAAGTCTGAGGAAGAACTTGTTATTCTTGACCCCAGCTTCCTTGAGATGACGGAACATCTTGACGAATGAGATGTTCGTCGTCTGTGTGTGTATGACGTACTCGTCAAAGGCGATCTTCCCAAAGTATGGGTCAACCGTCTTCGGTTCTGTTCTTCTAGTCATAGCCTTTCCAAAAAAAAAAGGGACAACTATAAAGTTGCCCCGAAACGCCCATTCCATCAAGAGAGCTCGTTTTCGATGTATTTAAATACATCGTAAACGCGCTCTTCGCTCGTGAATGTAAATTCGCGGCCATCAATTTCGATGACGCATGCTTTTTCATCTTCAAAGGTCATGCTACCAACTTTTCCAGCTACTTTAACTTTAGCTGTGAGGGGGACTTGAGCTTCAGCCATTTTAAACTCCCTAAAGAAAGTGAAGGATACCGAACAAGCTCCGGTATCTTGTACATAATATCTTCGTAAGTCCCCCTCAGTTACGGTTTCAGCTTAGAAGAGCCTCATTTAGCGTTTTCTGGACATTTTGGAGTGTCTCCTAGTTGCTGAAGACGAACCTTCTGCTATCAATCTCGATCACTGCTTTGGCCTCCCCAATGATGCTGGTTCCTTTATGGCTCCTGGCCCTGACCCGAAAGGTCAAGATTTGTTTTTGTGTCGTTTTGCAATAACCTTCCTCGGGGCATACAAATCCTTGAGAACGTCAGTGGAAACAAGGTAATCTACAACCTCGCGGGGATTGGCGTACTTACCATTCCCATCACGCCAGATCATATTGGCGTGCTGGAGAACTTGACGCTCACGAGTGATAAACTCGTCGTCGCGACCGATGTGAGTCATACGGCCCTCGAGGCTAAGTTCCTCCCACGCTACGTCAAGGCCAATCACGATGACGTTGTAACCGGATACTATGTGGTTGTCACGACTAACCTTCCACATCAGGTCCTCAAGACTCTCTTCGGCAAGGATGATGGTTGCAATCTTGTTATCAACGAAGTCGGGCAATGACCCATAAAGATCTTTGTAGAGTGAGTTCGGTCTCGTTCCAAGCACACCAATAAGCTCATCCTGAATGTACCCGAACGTACTGCGCTGGATGAAGATGTAGGGGTCGCCAGCTCGCTCGCCGGGTCGCATGGCGCGAGTAGTGAACTGCTGGAGCTTGTAAAACACATCGCCGAAGTCGGAGATCAGGTTCTTCTCGAGGATGCTCTTACCAGAGCCGGATACACCCACGATGGCAAGAATTGTAGGCTTGGTAATCATAAAACGTTCCATGCTTTCTTCCTTTTAATTTGGTTGAGGCATGTAGATAATATATCACAAAAAACTGTTTCGCGCAACCCAAATTTACAAACTGCTATCGTATGCGTCATTCTTATGC